AAGTTGAAGTTCTTCTTTAAACTTAGTACTACTTCCAGTAACAAGTCTGGCTGAAGCTCCACCTGCATGATCATAAGAAGCAGTTCCCGTAAGAGTAGTGACTTGCTCTCTGTCTGCTGAACAAAAAGAAACTTTAAGACTGTCTCCTAAGTCACCCGCATATCGGGCAACCCAATATCCAAAGGATGCTGATTCCGACCCACCGAAATCTGAATTATATGTGTTGTTGTAAATATCTTGATTCTTGATTAAAATTTCGGTTGTTCCCGAACTTGCATTCATTGCCGTGGAATTAACAGTTCTTGTAGTTCTTAAATCAGCTGAATAATTTAAATAACTTGCGGCACACAACCAATATTCTGCTACTGCAGTATTGGGTTTACCATATGTCATAAATAATTCTTCTTCAGTAGTAATAATACTAACCGTATTCGCTGGACCCCATCTTGCTGGCATTACGGTGGCACCAGTAGAAACTGATGCTGCTACCACTGAACCAGATAAATCAATCTCAGATACATTTACGCCTGGGCTAACTTGAAAGGCCATTTTACGTTCTCCTTATAAATTATAGTGTAATAACAGAATAGAAATTATTCTTTCTGCCAATATTTATAAATAACTCTTTCTCATCAATCTGTTATTTAGTGTGTCCTAAATAGCAGTATGGACGTACCGATAAAAAAAGAAACAATAGCAAGATTCTATTCCAAGATTGATGCCAACGAAAAATGTCATCTATGGACTGCCGCGAAACAAAGACAGGGATATGGCATGTTTTCTGTTAATGGAAAATCTATGCCCGCACATCGGTTTTCTTATCTTTTACATAGGGGGGAAATTGGTGACGGATTAGTGATACATCAGACTTGTGAAAACTCTGCGTGTGTTAATCCGGAACATCTCATTCCTCAGAGTAGGAGTCTAAACAAAGTCAATTACACAATGTTGAGAATAAGTGAAGAAATGATTGAAAAAGAAAGTGTGAAATATTTGTTGAGATTAAGAAATGTCCGACCAGAACTTAAAGACATGATTAATGATTTGATGTGTAAAATCACTATGATTCCAAAAGAACAAATTGAAACAGCTGATGAGTTTGGATTTACATTTGGGAATAGAAACCCCTTTTAGGGCATATATACTCTTACGTTTTCATCCACCTTCCAACGAGTTCCATCCGATTCTACAAAACTCGTATCCTCATAACCATCATTAATGAAACCAAATGGAGTCAATTCATCCTCCAGCATTTTCATCTGTTCAGAGAATAATTTTTCACGTATATCCATATTAGTCAAATCCTTAAAATATCTTTGCTGAACCAACCAAGAAAACAAAACAAGTGTCATTACTAAGTCGTCATGAGTTCCTTCTTCTGCTTCATATGAATTATTTCTTGCAGAAAAGGTTGTCAATTCAGAGATAGTATCAAAATCTTCTACGATAAGTTTATCATGCTCAATCATATCCTTGAGAGTTGCACAACCAATTCTTTTTACTTGTTTAGTTGTTTTAATTCCAAGACAAGAATCCTTTGCAAAACCTCCACCTATTTGTTGTCCGGCTCTTCCTTTCATTGAGGTCATCATGATATTTTCGTATTCGATATCATAGTAAAGTATGTCTGCAACCTGTGCTCCAATGTCATTCACTTCTACCAAAACAAAGGCTTCATTATATTTCGTTGCAATTGAGTATATCGCATTAGGATATAACATCGGAGAGATTTCATTATTGCGATACTTTACAACTTGTCGATAAGGCATTTGTGAAACATCTATCACAGAAAACGCAGAATAATCTAATCCTTGCCCTCTAGAGGTATCCACAACCACAACATAAGTATGATTTTCTGCTGGTTGTTGATATACATCAAGTCCTTCATGTGAAAAAATTGGATTTTTGAACGGCAGCTGTCTCAATTTAGCGCCATTGATCAAAGTGTTTGCAGAACCAATAAAATCACATTCAAACTCTTGCTGAAACTGAAGTTCACTAGTATTCTTAATGGTTTCCTGTTTCCACTTCTCATCTCTTCCTGGAACCTGCGACCAATGAACTTCAATCTGAGAATAACTGTTTCTTTTCTCTTCTGCATCAATCCACATCTTGTAAAACATATTCATACCATTAGGAGTTGAAACAATTAAAACTTTTGTTGTTTCCCCAGATGAAATGGTAGGATAAACCGAATTGAAAAACTGCTCTGAAATATTTGAAGGAACGTGGGCGAATTCGTCAAGGAAAATAATATTGTAGGAACCACCACGAATTGCTGAACCAGAAGTTGCAGCGGCGATAATCTTTGAACCATTTTCTATTTCCAGATTACCTTTATTCCAAGTCACCACTCCTTGTTGCAACCAGCTGGGAAGATTTTCGTAAGCAAGTTGTAGTCTCCCAAGAAGTTCAACCGCAAGGGCTTTCTTGTTGGCGAGAACGGCTACGTTAGTGCTTTCATTAAAAAGAATATAATGAAGGAGATAGGCGATGATAGTGGTTGACTTCCCAGACTGTCGAGCCATCTTACATATCACAAACCTATTATCATTGAAAGTGTCTACCATTTTTTCTTGATAGTCTCTCAAATGAAATGGAACTAACCCCCTGTCAACATCTACAATCTGAACATACTCACTAATAAAATAAGCAGGATCATCCTTACACTTGAGGTACTCTACTACCTGCTCCTCAGTAAACTCTACAGGAACATAAGAAGCTTTTAATTGTGGATTTCCTAGATAAGTATCTTTGCTCATAACATTTTCAAGGCGTTTTCTAATCCACCAATAATATAATTTTTGCCCAACTTAACATCTGCTATTTTCTGTTTATCACCTGGAAGACTTGCAAGGTGTGCTCTCATTTGCTTCATATTTGGATTGGCATTTTTTGGAATTCTTACCAAGTCATCCTTTGGAGTATAGGTAATAACCGCTCCATTAGATATAGTAATAAGAAACTCAGCTCCTTTTGCTGGACCATAATCCCAAACATCTATCTCTTTAAATTTCACCTTATTCTTTTTCAGGACAGAAACCATCGTTGCTTTTAATTTTTCAATCTTCTTGTCGTCATCTTCTTTTAAATATTTTGAAAAATTTTTCATATTTCCTTTATCCTATCCAAGAGCAACAGCAAGTTGTGCTGTATGGAGAGCTACATGAGCTTTTATAGACTGTTGTGTGGAAACTGCAGTGGCACTATCGGAACTCATATCATCTTCATCTTTGACTGCCGATCCACTTACACCCGTATTCATTACTGGACTCGTAAGTGTTTTATTTGTCATTGTTTGAGAATCAGTTGTTCCAACTGCTGTACCCGACATGCCATCCAATTTGTTTAGTTCTGCTGCAGTAGAAGTTACACCATCCATTATATTAAGTTCTGCTGCAGAAGAAGTTACACCAACTGCTACCAAGTTAATTTGTTTTCCCACAATAAGATTTGCCATTTAATTATCCTTTCTGAATATATTATGCGTCATCTATAACTTCGTATGAAATAAAAAGATCAAGGTCACTTGCAGCATTTGCACCACCTTTCAAAACATCAGCTTCCATCATATAAATCGGTTTTTCAAGAAGATTCAAAATATCATCCGCAGGAACATTAACTGTTTTTGCAAGATAAAAATCTCCAGAATAATCAACATTATTAATACCTGTGGGTGTAAAATTCGCTTTTGCAATATATAAATTTAATTGGGCGTCATTGGTTCCATCCACATTCGCACAAGTAATGCTATTAATTTTTAAAAGCTTATTAGAAGCAACAGTCATAAGAGTGGTGGTCAATGTTGCTGTTAAATGAAAAGCAACTGATTCGCCATAGATCGAAGTTACACTTACTATGTTTGGATTTGCCATTGATACGATTCCTCAATATCTGTTTTTATTATTCATTATCAACCACTACCGAAAACAATGGCCATAGCAATTGACTTTCCTGTAGATGCTGCTGCATTAAGTTGGGCTGTTGAAATCGTGGCACCATCCAAAATATTAAGTTCGGCAGTAGAAGCGGTCGTACCAGTTCCTAGATTTATAATACTACTACTAGAACGAATATATATTTTTTGGTCTGCCGAATTGACTGCTATCTCACCATCAGCCAAATCGGAAGTAGTAGGCACTGCCGATGATGTTCCAGACCTTTTTGGTTTTATTATCGTTGCCAT